CCTAAAAAATTCCCCGGAGGATATTTTGGTAAAACAATCCTGGATATTCTATGGCCAAAGTGTGCTATAAATATTGTATTTCACGTGTGAAAAGAGGTAAAAACCTATATGGCATGGCAATATTATAACCCAAATCCTAAGGCAAACTTAGTTGGAGATTGTGTAGTTAGAGCTTTAACATTAGGTTTAGGTAAGGATTGGGATACTACATATTTAGAAATTAGTACACAAGCATATGAAATGAAAGACATGCCATCATCTAACGAAACTTGGGGTATGCTTTTAAGACGAAAAGGATTTAAACGTTATATTATTCCTAACGAATGCCCAGATTGTTATACAATTGAGGACTTTTGCAAGGATCATCCTTATGGAACTTACATTCTTGCCACTGGAACACATGTAGTTACTTGTGTTAATGGTGATTACTATGATACTTGGGATAGTGGTAAGAAGATTCCTATATATTATTTCACGAAAGAAGGTTAACAAATGAATTATTCTAACCCGTACAATCCATTTCCACTGACTACAAGACAGAGTAATGAAATTACCTGCCAGTATGTTCAGGGATTAGAGGCAGCTAAGGCATTTCCACTAGGACCTGGCCAGTTTGCAGTCCTTATAGATATTTCGGACCCAGTAATTTATACAAAATCTACAGATCAGTTCGGAAGACCTTCTCCTGTGAAGATTCTTGATTATACAGAGCGAATTCAGAACAATAATCCTCTGCCTCAGACCGTAACTGATAATTATGTAACAAAGAGTGACTTTGAGGAATTTAAGAATGAGATTAAAGACGTGTTGAGACCTAGACAAAATAATTATAAGAAACCTCAGAATCAGAGGGAGGAACAGTAATGCCTAGTCCTATCTATCAGCAGTTCCAACCTCAGAATAATCCATTAATGATGCTCGCGCAACTTAAGCAGAATCCTGCAGCAGTTCTAGCATCAAGGTTTAATATACCTCAGGGAATGAATGACCCAAATGAGATTATTCAACATTTATTAAATACTAATCAGGTTTCTCAACAGCAGGTTAATCAGTTAATGAATATGAGAAACAACCCTCAGATTCAGCAGATGTTTAATATGAAATAGGAGGATGTTTATGTATTATAGAATTCAATATTCTAATGAATTGTATCACTATGGAATTACAGGGCAAAAATGGGGTATTCGTAGATACCAAAATGAAGATGGCTCACTAACACCAGAAGGAAAAAAGAGATATGGTAAATTGGTAAAATATTATGAAGATAGTGTTAATAAGTCTAGAAAAGTTTATCAGAATGAAAAACGTGGAAAAATAGATAAGAAAATAGAGAATGATGCAAAGATAGCAACCAATAAATTCATTAATGAATTGGATAGTGTAGGAATTAGTTCCGGAGAAGAGGCAAGAATGATTGATCAGCTTTTAGCAAAATACTCTGATTATAAAGGATTTAATAATAGAAAGAATTCAAATAGTATAAAAAAATAGACGATATATTAAATAAATACAAATAAAAGGAGACTCCTATGTTGTCAAACACAGCAACTCCGAAGTACTACGGCGAGTTCAGAGATGCTGTTAGGCGAGGAGAAATACCAATCAATCGAGAGATTGAAATGGAAATGAATAGAATCGATAGACTTATAGAGAATCCTGGAGTTTATTATGATTCTAAAGCTATGGATGGATTTGTTAAGTTTTGTGAAAAAGAACTGACACTTACTGATGGTTCTGACTTACATCTCCTTCCGACATTTAAATTATGGGCCGAACAATTGTTTTGTTGGTATTATTTTATTGAAAGAAGTGTTTATGAACCAAATCCAAATGGCAAGGGTGGACACTATGTAAAAAAGACAATAAAGAAAAGACTAACAAATGTTCAGTATTTAATAATTCCTAGAGGTGCTGCAAAGTCAATGTATGCTAGTTGTATACAGGCATATTTTCTGACTGTTGACACTTCTACAACTTATCAGATTACAGTTGCACCTACTATGAGACAGGCTGATGAGGTTATGTCTCCAATAAGGACTGCAATAGCAAGATCTAGAGGGCCTTGGTTTCAATTCCTCACAGAGGGTTCATTACAGAATACAACGGGTTCTAAAGCAAATAGACAGAAACTTGCTTCTACTAAAAAAGGAATTGAGAATTTTATAACTGGCTCACTGTTAGAAGTAAGACCAATGTCTATTGATAAACTTCAGGGTTTGCGTATAAAAGTTGCTACTGTGGATGAGTGGCTTTCTGGTGATATTCGCGAGAATGTTCTCGAGTCTGTTGAACAAAGCGCTTCAAAGGTTGATGATTATTTGATAGTCGCAACGTCTTCAGAAGGTACAGTTCGAAATGGTCCTGGTGATACAGTAAAAATGGACCTTATGAAAATTCTAAAAGGTGAATACATTAATCCACATATTTCTATTTGGTATTACAAGTTAGATGATCCAAAAGAAGTTAGCAATCCTGCTATGTGGATTAAAGCAAATCCTAATCTTGGTAAAACTGTAACGTATGAGACCTATCAATTAGCTGTAGAGAAAGCAGAGAATAGCCCAGCGGATAGAAATGATATCTTGGCAAAAAGATTCAATATTCCAATGGAAGGTTATACTTATTTCTTTACATATGAAGAAACTAAACCCCATTCAAAAGTTGATTTTTGGTCCATGCCTTGTGCTATGGGTGCAGACCTTTCACAAGGTGATGACTTTTGTGCATTCACATTCTTATTTCCATTAAAAAGAGAACAATTCGGCGTAAAGACTAGAAGTTATATTTCAGAGAGAACTCTTAACAATCTTCCCGGTGCCATGAGACTTAAGTATCAAGAGTTTATGGATGAAGGTTCGTTAATGGTTCTTAATGGAACAGTTCTTGATATGACGGAAGTATATGAAGATCTCGATAAATTTATAGAAGATAATGCATATGATGTCAGGTGTTTTGGATTTGACCCATATAATGCACAGAACTTTGTTGAAAGATGGACCGCTGAAAATGGTCCTTTTGGTGTTACGAAAGTAATACAGGGTGCAAAGACAGAATCAGTTCCTTTAGGTGAACTTAAGAAGTTATCAGAAGATGGCCTCCTCATCTTTGATCAAAGTCTTATGTCATACACTATGGGAAACTGTATAGTTCTTGAAGATACTAATGGCAACAGGAAACTTTATAAGATCAGATACGATCATAAGATTGATAATGTTGCCGCTATGATGGATGCTTATGTAGCTTTTAAAGCCAACAGAGAAGCATTTATGTAATTATGTTTTCTATTAATTGCGCAATAGAAATAGAAAAAATTTAAATGAAGGAGGAATCATATTTAATGATTTCAAGTGGATCAGACAACATGGTGATGCCTGTAGCTCCTATGTATGGCGGCGGTAACGCTGGCTTCGGTGGTGGCTGCTTTGGCGGAGACTGGGCCTGGATCATTCTGCTGCTCCTGCTCGCCGGTAACGGGTGGGGTAACGGATTTGGTGGTGGTTTCGGTGGAGACGGTGTTATGCCGTATCTCTGGAACACTCAGACCCAGAATGATGTAAACAGAGGTTTCGATAATTCTGGCCTTACATCTCAGCTTTCTGGTATTCAGAATGCTATTACAACTGGATTTGCGAATGCAGAAATGTCGAACTTCCAGGGCTATAGCAACATCGCTTCTCAGCTTGCTCAGTGCTGCTGTGAGAATCGTCTTGCTACAGCAAACCTCGGTTCTGATATTGCTCGTGAGGCTTGTGCTACAAGGACTAGCGACACTCAGAACACACAGACTCTCCTTAATGCAATTACTGGTGGTATCCAGTCTATTAAGGATCAGATGTGCAATGATAAGATTGATGCAAAGAATGAGAAGATTGCAGATCTTGAAAGACAGCTCACATCTGCTCAGAACAATGCATACCTCACAAAGGGCTTTAGTGATGAAGTTGATGCTCTTTATAACAGACTTTCTAACTGCCCTGTTCCTTCCATGCCTGTTTATGGTAGAACTCCTATCTTTACTTGCAACAGCAATAATAGTTGTGGTTGCGGTTGTGGAATTGGCTAAAGTGAGGTGGTACCTATGGCAGAATATTTAACGAGAGATCAGGTGGAAACGGTAGCACTTAATACTCCAATTCCATTTCTCGATTCTATCCGTTGCCCTAATGGATGTGTAATCCATTCTAGTGGCTCTGGTATTTTTATTCTGAGAGGTAAGACAAATAATTGTTTTGCTAGGTATGAACTCGAGTTCACAGGTAACATTAGTATTCCGACAGGTGGAGCAGTGACTCCAATAGCTACAGCGATAGTACTGTCGGGTGAACAGCAGCAGGGAAGTAGATCTATTTATACTCCTGCAGCAGTTGATGAGTATGGTAATGTTACAAGCAGAGCAACCATTGACATTCCTAGAGGATGCTGCCTTAACGTCTCTGTCGAGTATGTAAGTGGAGTCACTGATGACGCCACTGTACCGACTCCTACCATTGATGTAATTGATGGAAGCCTCTCTATTGAGAGAATTGCTTAAGAAAGGAGGAAGTACAAATGCGTGTATTAGATTCACTTTACGAAAAGATGGAAGACGAACTCAAGCAGATCTGTAAGAAAGAACCTCTTACAAAAGAGGATGTTGAACTTGTCTATAAGATGATCGATATTCTTAAGGATATTACTACAATCGATGCTATGAATAAGCCTGAAAATGAAGGATGGGCTCAGGATTATTCCGGTGAATATTCTAACAACTATGGCTATCGTAGATCATATGATGATGGATCTTATAGAAGAGGTAGAGATTCTATGGGTCGTTATACAAGTTATGACGGCTCCTATAGAGGTTCTTATGAGGATGGTTATAGCAGACATAGCAAAGAAGAGATGATTAACAATCTCAAGTCTATGATGGAAAATGCTAGAACTCCTGAGGAACGTGAAAATTATCGTGCTACAATCGAACAGATGAGTAGATAATTTGAGGAGACCCTGAGTGAAATACCTTGGGGCCTCTTTTTATATGATTTAAATAGATGTTTTAATAGGGATAATTGGTTGATTTGATGAAAAGAGTCATTTGTGAGCCGTTCTCCTTTCTTAAGTGTACCGTTTAAAAACGTGCTAAAAATATTGGATCGATCAATTATCTCTATTAAGACAAAATCATAAAAAATTTACAGAAAGGAGCATAAGTTTACAGCTATGTCTGGTGAACTTTATGAAAAAGAATAATTCTGAAAATAGTTCGCCAGGTAGAAAGAAGCGAACTTCACCTCCGCCAATAACTTCTGAAGCAAAAGAGAATGAGATGATATTTTTGGCAGAGCAACTCGCAGAGAAGCAATTACGAGAAGGAACGGCATCTTCTCAGGTAATTGTACATTATTTAAAACTTGGTTCCTCAAAAGAAAAGCTAGAACGAGCTAAGTTAGAAGAAGAGGTAAAATTAGTCACTGCTAAAACTGAATCTCTTGAGTCTCAAAAGAAGACAGAAGAAATGTATGCAAAAGCCATTCAAGCTATGCGAGAGTATAGTGGTAAAGATGATGACTATATGGAGGATTAAAATGCCTACTTTTTATATTAGAAGACAGAATGAACTTTATCATCACGGTATTAAAGGTCAAAAGTGGGGCGTTAGAAGATATCAGAATGAAGATGGAAGCTTGACCCCAGAAGGAGAAAGACGACTCCGAAAAGCACTAGATTTGGGCAATGAACTTGATAAACATACACGAAAAGCTAATCAATCGGCCGCCAAACAAGAAAGTTATATGAAAAAGAAGGGTTACAAAGATGCTATAGAATTTAGTAAAGATGGTAAAAGAGGAAATTTTATATATGTAGATAAACAAGGTAAAAAAGTAGACATGAATAAATTATACAAAACGGATTCAGTATTTAAGAAACTTGTTGATGATCATACTGTAGATATGGATAATTATTGGAAGGCATATAATGAATTTGATACTGAATATTCTAAAATAAAAAATATTAAATTAGGTGTTGGATCTACAATCGATAATAACTGGGTTAACATAGCAACTAATTATGATAATTATAAAAAAAAGAAAGTAAGTAATATATAAAAGGAGGTTGACATGTCTGAGCTTTACCATTACGGTATAAAAGGCCAAAGATGGGGTGTTCGTAGATACCAAAATGAAGATGGAACATTGACACCTGAAGGAAAGAAAAGATATTTGAATCCAGATGGATCATATAATGATTTAGCAGTTAAAGAATTAAAGATACAAGCTGGTAATTATTCGAAACAGCAGAGAATCAGAGATAAAAAGTTATATGGAAAAGGTGCTGAAAAAAGAATAAATGAAAGAATGGCAAAAGGTGAAAGTGTCCAATCTGCTAGGCATGACGAAGTAATTCGAAAAGAAAGAAATACAAAGATAAAAAATTCAGTTACTAGTACTGCTAAACAGGTATGGAAACCGATTAAATCAGCTATAATTGGTGTTGGAACAGCTGTTGCTATAGCAGCATTAACACCGATAGTTGTAAATAAAGTGAATGATATAATTAAGAAACATAAAGACGAAAGCACGAATAGTATAGGACCAGATTTTATAGAACCGGATTTTGTAGAACCGGATTTTGTAGAACCAGATTATGACGAACTTTTATGGAGGCATAGGTGATATGTCAGAACTTTATCATTATGGCATAAAAGGCCAAAAACACGGTGTTAGAAAATACCAAAATGAAGACGGATCACTTACTCCTGAAGGTAAAATACATTATGGTGTTGGAGACAAAAAAGGAAAATTTACAATTAAGGGAACAGAAAAGGCTAAAAGTAATATTAAAAAGCAAACCGGAAAATCTGTATCTAAAGGAAAATCTGTAGCATCTCAACATAAGGGAACAAAGTTAAAAGATTTCGGAAGAGCAGTAGCCATAGCTAGTGCAGTAACATTCACAGCATCACTTTTGGCAACAACCTATGGAGCTTATAAATTGGGTTATCACCCAGTTAAAATGGCAAAAGATAATGTAAAATACATGAATGATAAAAAGAAGTATTACAATACCGTAATAGATTATGGTTCTGAAGAAAATTCTTTGGGACAAAAGATTAAGGATTTAAAATTGAAAGATATTGGAAATGATTTTGATGATGGATTCGAATATAGAAAACGACTAACTGCGGGGTGATAGATATGTCTGAACTTTATCATTATGGTATTAAAGGTCAGCGATGGGACAACCGAAGATACCAATACGAAGATGGCTCTCTTACTCCTGAAGGAAAGATTCGTTATGGAGTCGGACAAGGTCGTCAAAAAGGAAAAATTTCTAAGAATCTAAAGTATAAGCAAAATAAATCTGCTACTCAATCTAATACACATAAAAAGAATAAAAACAATCAACCAAAGAAACAAAATAATAGACCTGTAAAACATTTTGATACTAGTAAGAAAGTTAAAGATATCGACAATAGAACTTTTATGGAAAAAGCTAATGATTTCCTTGCATCTCCAACTGGAAAATTCGCCAGCAGCATGACTCTGAGTATTGTTGGAATTGTTGTTGGTGGAGTATTTAAGGAAATGATAAAGGGTGCTTTCAACGATGGAAGATCTACTTATCATACAACTGATACTAAAAAGTTCGATAAGACAGTTGATGCAGTAAGTACCGCAATAAGTCTACATGAACAAATGAATCAAAAAACCTATGAACCAGATGAAAATGGTGCAATAGATTTTGGATCTGAATTTGATGCAATGTTGAAGAAAAAGAAAAACTAGTTAGGAGAATTCAAAATGGCAGTAACATTTAGAGAAAGACTCTTGCATGGTTGGAATGCCTTTATGAATAAAGACCCGACTAGTGCTGCAGATTGGGATAAAGGTCCTAGTTATACTAGACGGCCTGATACTATTCCATTTAGTAGAAAAGTTGAACAGACTATAGTGAATGGAGTTTATACAAAAATTGCTATAGATGTTTCACAATTGACTTTTCTTCATGTTAGAACAAATGAAGATGGTAGATATGAAGAAACCATCAATTCAAAGTTGAATTATGCATTAAATACTGAAGCAAACATTGATCAGACAAGTAGAGCATTCATACAGGATGTTGTTAATAATATGTTTGATATAGGCGTTGTTGCAATTGTACCGATAGATACAACAATAGATCCTACCAAATCTATGTCATTTGATGTAGAAACTATGCGTGTAGGTAGAATTGTAAATTGGTATCCGCAGCATGTAAAAGTAGATGTGTATAATGACATAGAAGGAAAGAGACAAGAAATAATTGTTCCAAAAAAGACAACAGCTATCATACAGAATCCGTTTTATTCTGTTATGAATGAACCGAATTCGATATTGACGAGACTTATAAAAAAACTCTCAATGTTGGATGCGGTAGACAAACAATCGGCATCTGGTAAGTTGGATCTTTTGATTCAGCTTCCTTATGTATTAAAAACAACTTCTCGTAAAGAGTATGCAGAACAAAGACGTAGAGACATTGAAGAGCAACTTACGAATACTCGTTATGGTATTGCTTATACGGATGGAACAGAACATATAACACAGCTGAATCGACCCGTAGAAAACAATCTCCTTAACCAGATTCAGTATCTTACTCAAATGTTTTATGGTCAGTTCGGTCTCACCGAGAATGTTTTCAACGGCACTGCTGCAGAACCGGAAATGTTGAACTATTATTCTAGAACAATTGAACCGATAGCTTCTGCGATTGTCGATGAAATGAAAAGGAAATTCCTTACAAAAACTGCAAGGACTCAGCATCAGTCTATCATGATTTTCAGAGATGTATTTAAACTTACACCTGCTGAAAAGATGGCAGACATTGCTGATAAGTTTACTAGAAATGAGATACTCTCTTCGAATGAACTTAGAGCAGTAATCGGTTATAAGCCGAGTAAGGATCCTGACGCAGACGAGCTCAGAAATAAGAATCTGAATAAGTCTAATGAAGAACTACAGAATGAATCAGGCACAGCAGAAGACCAAATGCCACCGGATGATTATCTGTAAATAATTTGTAAAGGAGAATTCAAAATGATATACGATTTTGGAGGTTATGCCACCAGAAACGATCTTAAGTGTTCTGACGGTCGAACGATTCGTAAGGATGCATTTAAGGATTGTGATGGTATAACAGTACCGCTTGTGTATCAGCATGAACATGGTAACGTGGGCGCCGTTCTTGGTCACGCTCTTCTTGAAAACAGAGATGACGGTGTGTATTGTTACTGTTCATTCAATGATACCGATAGTGGTAAGAATGCAAAAGCATTGGTAAAGCACGGAGACATTAAGAGCCTTTCAATTTATGCTAATAAGCTTATTGAGAAGTCTGGTAATGTCATTCATGGTATGATTAGAGAGGTTTCTCTTGTTCTTGCGGGAGCAAATCCAGGTGCTTTTATTGATACTCTTAGTATTACACATAGTGATGATGAAGGTATGGAGGAAGAGGCTTTGATTTATCCCGATTATGGTGACGAACTCGAGGAGCTCGAGCACGCTGAAGATGAAGAGACATCTGGTTCTGATGAGACAGTACAGGATGTTATTGACTCAATGAATGACACTCAGAAGAAGGTAATGTATTATCTCATCGCTCAGGCCACAAGGCAGCCGGAAGCTGTAGAACACAGCGATCTGTCTCATGCTGATGAGAAAGAGGAAGATGATGGTGATGGTGACGACGGTGATGAAACTGTTGAAGACATCGTTAATTCTATGAACGAAAAGCAGAAGAAGGTCATGTATTTCTTGATCGGTAAAGCTGCAGAATCTAAAAATACAAAAGGAGAAAAGGAAATGGCAGTATCGCATAACGCATTTGAAGACACTCAGAAAGATTATGTTGGTGTGGTTGATAGCAAGGATGAGCTCACACATCAGGAAATGGAAGAGATCATCAAGGATGGTAAGAGAATGGGCTCTCTTAAGGAGTCATTCATCGCTCATGCTGCAGACTATGGTATTGAGCAGATTGATTGGCTGTTCCCGGAGCCTAAGACAACATCTGATAGGCCCGAGTTTATTTCGAGGAGAATGGAGTGGGTATCCACAGTCATGAACGGCGTTTCTCGTTCACCCTTCTCAAGAATTAAGTCTATGTTCGCTGATATCCGTGAGGATGAGGCAAGAGCTAAGGGTTATATCAAGGGTCACCTGAAGAAGGATGAGGTATTCTCACTGCTCAAGAGATCCACAACCCCTACGACAATTTACAAGAAGCAGAAGCTTGATCGTGATGACATCATCGACATCACAGATTTCGACGTTGTTGCTTGGATCAAGGGTGAGATGAGAATCATGCTTGATGAGGAAATCGCTCGTGCTATCCTCGTTGGTGACGGCAGACTTGCTTCTGATGATGATCACATCAATGAAGAGAATGTTCGTCCTATTTGGAAGGAAGCAGATCTCTTCTGCATCAAGACAGAGGTTACTGTTGGCAAGACAGACGACGAGACAGCTAAGAACTTCATCAGGACATGCATTAAGTCCAGAAAGGACTATAGAGGTTCTGGTAACCCGACTCTCTTCACAACTGAGGATATGCTCACAGACCTCCTCCTCCTTGAGGACTCTATTGGTCACAAGCTGTATAAGACAGAGGCTGAGCTTGCTACAGCACTCAGAGTTTCTAAGATTGTTACAGTTCCTGTAATGGAGAACCTTACAAGACAGGTAACAAAGTCTGGCTCTGTTTATACAAATACTCTTAAGGGTATTATTGTTAACCTTAATGACTATAAGGTTGGTGCAGATAAGGGCGGTTCCGTCAATATGTTCGAGGACTTCGATATTGACTACAACCAGGAGAAGTACCTGATCGAGACCAGAATCTCTGGCTGCCTTGTTAAGCCGTTCTCTGCAATTGTACTTGAGACATCTGCTCAGGGCTAATTAAGTAATGGAGGAAATGATTATGGAAAAGATTTTTGGTTTGGCTGACGATAAGTATGTCGGTTCTGTAGTTTTCTATGTAGCAAGTGGTAAGATCTATACAACTGGTGTTGCCGCTGATCAGAGTGCAGACACTCTTGCAAAGACAGATGATCTCGTACACGCTTTTAAGATGGGTACACTCCTTCTTGATAACAGCGGTGTTCTTGGCCGTCCTCTTGCAATTTCTACGTCTGGTACACCTGCAGTTGCTACTGTTCTTGCAGCATTTGCAGCTTCTGATGGTGCTTTCACAGCAGTATCTCTTACTAACGCTGCATCTTAATTCAAAATGGGAGTGAAATATGGCTAAGTTCTATGGAAATGTTGGTTTTGAAACAATGACAGAACCCAGTAAAGGTGTTCACAAAATGATTACGCTCCCGAAGCCGTACAAAGGTGACTTCCTTCAGAACTATGTTAGAACTGAGCAGGGAATGAGCATCAATGATGACTTAACTGTATCAAACAGAATTAGCATAGTAGCAGATCCATATGCTAGACAGAATTTTCACACCATTAAATGGGTTGAATATCTGGGTACTAAATGGAAGGTGAATAACGTAGAAGTTCAGTACCCTAGATTAATACTGAGTCTCGGGGGGATGTACCATGGCGACTAGGCTTGAGCTGCAGACGCTCTTAGAAACAATTTTGGGGTCAGAAAATGTGTACTATCAACCCCCTGAGAACGTCAGGATGAATTTTCCTGCTATTGTCTATTCTAAAGAAAGATTAGACAACACTTTTTCAAATAATAATGTTTACAAAGTTGATCATGCGTACAGAGTTATCGTCATATCCGATGATCCAGATTTCGATGTTGTTCAGAAGATTAATTGTCTTCCGACTTGTCGATTCCTGACAGAGTATGTGGCCGATAACCTGTATCATGATTCGTTTATACTATATTTCTAGGAGGAAATATTATGGCAAAACTTGTATGGGACCAGACTGGTGAAAGACTTTACGAGACTGGTACAAAGATGGGTGTTCTTTACCCTTATGATGCTACAGATCCTACGAATCCTTATCCGAAGGGATATGCTTGGAATGGTCTCTCTTCTGTTCAGCTTTCACCTTCTGGTGCAGAAGCTAACGATATTTATGCTGATGACCAGAAGTACCTCTCACTGTACTCTGCAGAGGAGATGGGTGCTACGATTGAGGCATACACATATCCTGATGAGTTCGCTGAGTGCGATGGTTCTGTTGATGCTGGTAATGGCCTTATTGTAGGTCAGCAGACAAGAAAGATGTTTGGTCTGTCATTCGTTACAACTGTTGGTAATGATACACTTGGTAACGACTATGGTTATGATATTCATATCCTTTATGGTTGTAAGGCATCTCCTTCTGAGAGATCTTATCAGACAATAAATGATAGCCCTGAGGCAATTTCTTTCTCATGGACTCTCACAACAACAAAGACTGATGGATTTGAGTACACAGTAAATGGCGCCACAAAGAAAACAAAGCCTCTTGCTTCTCTTACAATCAGATCTACAAATTGTACATCAACAGGTCTTACAGCTCTTGAGAATGCTCTTTATGGAACAGATGCTGGTAGTGGAGAAACAGGTACAGACGCATATCTCCCGCTTCCTAGTCGTGTTGCAAGTCTTCTTGCTACAACTTAGGTAACGGACGAGGGCGAAGACCCGCTCACCACTGGTGACAACACTAATCCTACCGACACTGATGTTACTGATGGTGTAGGCTAATAAAAAAATCATAGGGGTACTCATATTGTGTGGGTACCCCTTTTTATTCGAAAGGAGAAAAACACAAATGACATACGAAACTATCACATACACAGATTATAATGGTGTTACAAAGACAAGAAAGTTCTACTTCCACATTAATAAGGCTAAGCTTATTGAGCTTGAAACAATGACCCCTGGTGGAGTTGCTGCAGCACTTGATGACGCAGCTAAGGCTAAGGATGCTGTTAAGCTCATGAAGTTCTTTAAGGAAATCATTGCTATGGCATATGGTGAAAAGTCTGAAGATGGTGAGAGATTTATACAGAGTAGAGAACTTTCAGAAGCATTTATGCAGACTGAAGCATATAATCAGCTGTTTACATCTCTTGTAACAGATGCTGAAAAGGCAAGCAAGTTCATTAATGGAATTTTCCCAGAAGATCTTGTAAAGCAGGCTCTGGAACAGCAGAAGAAGGAACAGAAGCAGATTCAGGCTGCAGTTACTAGTGAAATCAAGGATTCTCACCTCTCTGAGTAAAGAAGGTGATTACTGATGCTCAAAATACATATACCAGAAACGGAAGCTTATAGTTCTGAATACAATAAGTTCATAAATGTCAAAGCGACAGACGTAGTTCTTGAGCATTCTTTAATTTCTATTTCCAAATGGGAAGCAAAGTATCATAAAGTATTTTTTGATAATGATATAGAAAAGTCACATGATGAATTAGTAGATTATATTCAGTTTATGTCATTATCATCAAATGTTGATCCAAATGTGTTTAGAGTTATACCCAACGAGGAAATGGATAGAATTTTAAAATACATAAAAGACCCTCAATCTGCTACGACATTTTCAGATGAAAAGACTGGCAGAGTAAGTAGGGAAATAATAACATCTGAGTTAATTTATTATTGGATGGTTGCACTACAAATACCTTTTGAATGTCAAAAATGGCATATTAATCGATTAATGACATTAATTAAGATTTGTCATATAAAAAACAATCCGGATAAACACAAAATGTCAAAGAGTGATATTTACGCTCAGAACAGAATACTTAATGCTAAGAGAAGGGCTAAACTTCATTCTCGTGGATAGACTTCAAAATGGGAGTAAAAAATGGCGATCAAGGTTAAGTATAAGAAAAAGAATTCTGAAAAGAATTTGGAAGATTTAAAACGATTACAAAAGACCGTAAGTATGCTTAACCTAGATCACTTTGGTGAAATGGGCGTTAAAGCATTACGAGATGCATCGCCTGTTAGAACAGGATTAATGTCTAATTCGTGGCATTATGAAATAGTTCAAAATGATAATAAGACAGCTATCATTTGGTATAATACTGATATCGAAAATGGTTATAATGTAGCGATAGTTGTAGATCAAGGACATGCCACAAAAGGCGGCGGATGGATACAGGCTCAAAATTACATAGGACCTGCTATGGAACCTGTATTCAATGAAATAGACAAATACTTGAAGGAGGTGTTTAGCTAATGAGTTCAATGGTCGACGAACGCGTTGTTCAAATGTCATTTGACAATAATCAGTTCGAAAAAGGCGTATCTCAAACCATAGATTCTCTTAATGAACTTGATAAAAGCTTAGAAAAAACCTCTAATAATGAGTATTTTGAACAAATGGAAACTGGAATAACTAACGTAGCACATGCGTTTAGTATTTCAGGAACAATAATAACTGGCATCCTTTTAAGTATTGGCCAGACAATAAATGGTTATTTAATAAAAGGATTACGTGAATTAAGAAGTGGCATTACTTCTGGTTTTTCAGAGTATAATACACAGATGGATGCCACACAAACAATTCTTGCCAATGTAAAAGATGAAGGCAAGGATATTGGCGATGTAACGGCTGCATTGGATGAGTTGAATACTTATGCGGATAAGACAATATACAATTTTACGGAAATGACTCGTAATATTGGTATGTTTACAGCCGCAGGTTCGAGTCTCGACGATTCAGTTGATACTATTAAGGGTCT